CCAGCTCCTCCAGCTCCAGCTCCAGCTCCTCCAGCTCCTCCAGCTCCTCCCAACGGTGCCCCCACGGCTGAGGACCTGGCCAAGGTCACCGCCGCCCTGGACGAGGAGCGCAAGGCCCGTAAGCGGCTGGAGGCTGACCTGGCCAAGGCCCAGCAGCAGGGCATGACCGACGCTGAAAAGGCGATAGCCGAGGCCAAGGCCCAGGGCCGCGCCGAGGCTGAGCAGGCAGCCAACCTCAAGCTGGCGGCTGCCGAGTTCAGGGCCAAGGCAGCAGGCAGGATCGCCAACCCAGACGCCGCCCTGGCAGCCCTGGACCTGACCAAACTGCTGGGCAAGAACGGGGAGCCCGACACCAATGCCATCACGGCCCTGGTCGAGCAGCTAGCCGTGGTTCCCCCGCCGCCGCCAGCTCCCGGCTACATCCCGCCTGGACCCCGCGAGCCCGCCCCCCCGGCCAGTTCGGAAGTGGACTTTATCCGGCAGATCAGGCGGCGCTAGGGTAGCCAGGTGGCCGACCCCGAGGAGGACCCGCCCGAGGTCCTGTGCCTGACCTGCCTGCGCCGCCCCTCCCGCCCAGGGTCGGTCTACTGCTCAGCCCTGTGTCGCGTTCTCCACGCGCTCAGGCTGGTCAGGGTGGAGCTGGTCCTGGCAGCCCTGGGCCTCCTGGTGGTGGCCTGTGGCACGACCACACCGGCTCCCAGGCCCACACCAGCGCCCAGGCCCCTGAGCTGCGCCTGGTACACCCCGACCACCCCCAACGGGCAGCAGGTCATCGTGACCGCGACCGGCCCTGCGTGCGGTGACCCCCCCATCATCGAGTGGGTGGCCAGCATGACCAGGCGGACCTGGCTCACCGAGGGCCTGGCCCTGGTGCCCCACTCGGCTGATGACCTGTTCGCCCAGGTGGCCCGCGCCGGGGCTGTCGTCCGAATCTGGTTCACCGGGAACGACCCCCCGACCCTGACCACGGCGGGCCTGCTGGCTGATGACCTCCAGGCGGCTGGCTGGACTCCCCAGCTCCCGCAGGCGTAGCCTGACCCCGATGCCTGGCGGCGTGAGGCCCCAGGCAGCCGGTAGCCGACTCCGGGCGCTTCACGAGGAGTGATTCCGAGGCCGGGCAGCCAGGCGGCGTGATGCCCCTGCCTGCCAGGTGGCGCGCAAATGCGGCGTGACAATCGCAACCCGTCACGTCGAGAGGAGGCGGCAACCGATGCCGCCAGCAGCGCCGAACTACGACTACTCGGGGGTCATACCCACCGAGATGGCGGCCCAGATCATCCAAGAGGCCGCCCAATACTCCACCGTTCTCCAGCTCGCCAACCTGGTCCCGATGGGCACCCAGATTAACGAGCTGCCGATCCCCAAGACCCTGCCCAGGGCCTCATTCGTCAACGCCGCTGGCGGGCGCAAGCCGTTCACTGAGCTGGCGCTGGAGGCCCAGGTCCTCAGGGCTGAGGAGGTCGCGGCGGTCTCCGCGATCCCCGATCAGTACCTAGAGGATGCGGTGGTCAACATCTGGGGATTCGTCAGGCCGCGCCTGGCTGAGGCCATCGGCCTGGCCCTGGACGACGCGGTGATCTTCGGGCAGGGTGCCCCGCCCAGCTACCCGGTCGGGGGCATCGTGTCCAACACGTTCAGCCAGGCCGTAGCTGCTGGCTCGGACGCGGTGGACGCCATCAACCAGGGCATGTCCCTGGTGGAGGGCCAGGGCCTCGCGGTCACCGGCCACGCGGCAGACCTGACCGTCAAGGGCAGGCTGAGGGGCGTCCGCGACGACACCGGAGCCCTCCTCCTGGGCGTGACCCAGGCGGATGAGACCACCAGGCCCTCCATCTACGGGGTGCCCGCCAGTTACTCCTCCTGGCCGCGCATCACCACAGACCTGATCACGGGCGCATTCAACTACCTGATGATCGGGGTGCGCCAAGACATCAGGTACACGATGGACCCCAACGCGGTGATCGCTGACGCTGACGGCGCGGTGATCGTGAGCGGGTTCCAAGACAACGTGACGCCCATCAAGGTGTGGGCCAGGTTCGCGGCTGCGATCGTGCGGCCAGTGACCCCGCGTGTCCCTGCTGGTGCCCGCCCGTTCGCCCGTATGAACCTGGGCACCATCGCCCCGCTGGGCAGCGATACCGAAGTGGTCACGACCAAGCGCGGCGCAGCGGCCAAGGACTGACCGATGGCCCGCCCTGCTGAGACCTGCGCGGAGTGCCGGGCGCTGGTGGCTGCTGATCAGATGGCGCTACACCTGACCTGGCACGCCGGGCTGATGACCGCGCTGGCGAACCACCCGCACGGGCCGGTCACGGCTGAGCGGAGCGGCGCGAAGTGAGCACACCTGGCAGCCCTCCAGCGTGGGAGTCCTGGGCACCGCCCCTGAACCCGCCCGCGTCTGGAGGGCTGCCCCAGGACCAGGCCCAGGCCATCGCTGACGCCTGGTGGGAGGAGGACCCGCACCTGTGCGCCGCGCTCCAGTGGGAGGCATACGCGGCCACCCTGCCGATGACACCCACGGTCTCCCAGGTGGCCACCGGGGCTCAGTCGGTCAGCTACTCCCCGGCCCTGCCAGGCGGGTCCTACGGGCTGGCGATGGCCCGCGCTACCTGGCACCGCTCGTTCACCACCGCCGTATCGGTGCCCCTGGAGCTGCCGCCCAGGCCCGCCAGGGTCAACCGGGGCGTGTGGGAGGTCGAGGTCCCGTGACCGTGCTGCTGGCCACAGACCAGGTGGCGCTCCACACCGCGCCCGGCCTGGCCGACGCCCACGGATGGGAGCTGCCGCCTGCTGACCGCGCCACCTGGACCGGGACCGGGAATCTCCAGCTCAGCCCAGGCCCCTCGGACCCCAGGGCCACCGAGGGCGGCGGGGCTGGCCCGTTCAGCCCCAGGGCCGCGAACGCGGGCAACCTCTACCTGCCGCCCGAGGCCCAGCCCGCCGAGGGCATGGCGGCGGTGATCAGGGGCCAGGTCTGGGTCCTGTCTCAGGTCCGCTACATCAAGGACCCCGAGCTGGGCGGCTATCTGGACTGCTGGGCCATGACCGCGACGGAGGCCCCCCGTGGCTGATGCGGAGTTCGTGATCACCGACCCCTCAGCCCCTCGGCGCTGCGTGCAGCCCGACATAGCAGGCATCGCGGGCCAGGTGGCTGCTGCTGCCTCGGCCAACTCACCCAGGCTGACCGGCAGGCTGGCCGCGAGCTGGCACACCATCCCAGGCCGCGACCCCGGCACGACCCTGGTCACCACCGACGTTCCGTATGCCCGCCATGTCGAGTACGGCACCAGGTGGATGAGGGCATCGGCCCCGCTCGGGCGGGCAGCCGCCGCGGTGAGGTCCTGATGACCGCGCCCGTGGTGGTCCAGCCTGACCTTGAGGCCCACGTCTGGGCTCAGCTCAAGGACCTGGGCGGCGTGACCTCCTGGGCCTACGCCGCGACCCAGCAGGACCCAGCGGGGTGGCTGATGGCCCACTACCTCCAGGTCGATGCCCGCCACAAGTCCAAGCAGCTCGCCAGGGACCTGGCCGAGCGAATCCGGCAGGTCATGGTGGGCCTGCCTGACGTGCCCTGGGGCCTCGGGTGCGTCTGCTATGCCCAGCCGATCGAGGGGCCATTCTGGCTCCCCGACCCAGACGGCGGGCCGCGCTATGTGGCCCGCTATGAGGTCCGAGTCCATCCCCCCCGCACCGCCGCCCTGGCTGGTGCGGACCCGTAGGAGGAACCGATGAGCACCCCCGCTCCAGTCGAGCCCACCCTGAACCCGTCAGAGGTCCAGGTCGGCACCGCCAACGGGCCAGGTATCTGGCTGGCCCCTGCTGGCACCGAGCCCCCCGACACCACAGAGGACGACTACGAGGACCCGTGGCGCATCCTGGGCTACCTGTCCGACGACGGCCCCACCGTGGGCTCCTCCACCGACACCGAGGACATCACCCCCTGGCAGTCGGTCGTCCCGCTCCGCTCGGTGATCACCGGCCGGTCCATCACGCTCCAGTTCGTCCTGTGGCAGCTCAACGCGGTGACCCTGGGTGTCTACTTCGACGCCACGGAGCCAGTGCCCGACGCTGACGGCAACATCGACATGGAGCTGAGGACCGACGCGCCCCAGCGGCTCCACGCCATCAGCATCGACTCAGCCGACGCGGAGCGGACCTTCCGCATCAGTTTCAGCAGGGCCAGCCTGACCGCTGCCGGGGATATGCAGATCACCCGAGGGGCAGCGGTGCCCCTGGACTGCACCCTGGCAGCCCTGGACGACGGCGGGGTCCTGGGCAGGGTCCAGCTCGGTGCCCGCAGTGCTGCCAGCCTCAGCACCCCGGCCCGCCGCAAGAGGGCCAAGGCCCGCGAGACCGCCAGCGCGGCGGCGTGACCAGGCCAGCCGCGAACGGAGGCCCTGAGCCTTTCGACCTGGAGCAGGCAGCCAACGCCAGGCTGGCTGAGGCCAAGGCGCAGCCGTTCGTGTTCACCTATCACGGCAAGACCTACAGCGTGCCCCCGGCATCGGTGTGGCCCCTCAATGCCCTGCGGCTGGTCGCCAAGGGCGAGCTGGACGAGGCGATGCCCATGCTCCTGGGTGAGCTGGCCTACGAGCAGCTATCGGTGGCAGGGCTGAACCTGGGCGAGCTGAACGCCCTGTTCGAGGGCATCGCGGCCAGGTACGGCCTGGACAGCCTCCCAAATTCCAAGCCGCCGCAGCGGCGCGGTTCGACCCGGAGGTAGAGGCGGCGCTCTTGCACGCCTTCGGGGTCGATGTCCTAGACCCGCAGGTGTCCACACGGCGGGTCAGGGACCTGCTGCGACGGTTGCCCCCCTCAGCCCTCAAGGGCGGGGAGCTGTGGAGCACCGAGGCTGACCTCCTGGCCCTCCTGGTGGACCAGGTGGCCCTCCTGACGTGGGTCACGCTGCGGGCCAACGGTGCCAAGCGGGCACCCAGGCCCAGGCCCATACCCAGGCCAGGGTCCAGGTGGGCGCAGCAGCCCCCAGCACCGGCCCAGGACGGCCAGGAGGGGCGCAGGGCAGGCACCTGGGCTGAGGCTGCCCAGGCCCTAGCCGGTGTGCCGGGCATGGTGGTGGGCGATGGCTAGCTACTCCTACGGAGCCCTGACCATCCGGGTATCTGCCGATACCAAGCAACTGTCCGTTGACATCAGCCAGGCCGCCAGCGCGGCAGGGCAGGACGCAGCAGGCAAGATCGGCAGCAGCATGACCAACGGCCTCAAGGCCGCTGGGGGGCTGGCCAAGTCCCTGGGGACCAGCGTGGCCACGGGCCTGACGGTGGCCACCGGGGCGGCTACCGCGTTCGGGATCGAGTCTTTCAAGAGCGCTGCCCGCGTGGGCGAGATGGACGCCAGCCTCCGCGCCTTGGCCAAGGCCAACGGGCTCAGCTACCAGGCCATGCAAGACTCTGTGACCGCGATCCGCAAGCAGGGCATCGAGGCGGGCGTTGCCCAGGACCTCGTGGCCCAGTTCGCCCGTAACAACCTGGACCTGGGCAAGTCCACGGACCTGGCCAGGGTCGCCCAGGATGCGGCAGTGATCAGCGGGCGCAACTCCACCGAGGTCCTGGCCGACTTGACGCATGGCATCACGACGCAGAATAGCCAGGTCCTCCGCAATGCCGGATTGAATGTCCAGGCTGGTCAGGCCATCGACCAGTACGCCAAGTCGGTGGGTAAGAGCGTCAAGGACCTGACCGACGCGGAGCGCAGCCAGGCGGTCCTCAACGCCGTGCTGGTGTCAGGTAAGACCGTGGCCGGGGCCTACGCCGAGGCCATGACCGAACCGGGTAAGGTCCTCCGCAGTTTCAAGCGGGTGACCGATGACATCAAGGTCAGCATCGGCCAGGACCTCGTACAGGCGTTCGGGCCGGTCATCCTCTCGGCGTATGACATGGCCAAGGCGTTCAGCGCGGCGGTCGCTCCTGGTGGGGTGCTGAACCCCATCATCATCGCCATCGCTCAGGCGGTGGAGGCCCTGGCCGTGCCCCTGTCGAACGTCATCGAGCGGTGGACTGCCTGGATCGCCAACCTCAAGCCCGAGCAGATACAGGGCGTCGTCAAGATCCTTGAGAAATTCGGGCCTGCGATCCTGGCCGGGGCGGCTGCCCTGTCTGTCCTGGTGGCCCCCCAGCTCCTCAGCGGAATCCCCGTGCTGGGCGGTGTCCTCAAGAACCTGCTCGGGCCTATCCAGATGGTCGGCGGCGGGCTGGTCAAGATGGGCGGCTCAGCCGTCGCGGCTATCCCAGGGCTCGGGTCGATGGGTTCCGCGGCCGGTCTGCTGCCCGCCGCGATGAACCCCGTAGGAGCTGCCGTGGTCGGGGTGGTCGCGGCCATCGCTGCCCTGATGATCAGCAGTAAGGATTTTCGGGAGGGGGTCCTGGCGATGGGTCAGGCCCTCTGGACCGGGCTCAAGCCAGCCCTGTCCTCGGTCTGGGAGCTGGTCAAGACCTTCGGGCTGGCCCTGTGGGAAATCATCAAGGCCATCGGGGACGCGCTAGGCCCAGCCCTGAAAAACCTGGCTCCGCTCCTCCAGCAGATCGCTGCCCTGTTCGGTCAAAACCTGTCGGGCGGGGCTGAGGGGGCTACCTCCTCAATGGGTGCCCTGGTGCCCGCCATCACCGGGGTAATCAAGGTGATCGGGTTCCTGCTCGACATCACGACCAAGGTCCTGGTGCCGATTCTTGAGGTCCCCATCAAGCTGGCGGCGATGGCCTCGGCCGCGCTCCAGGTGGTCCAGCCCCTCAAGCTGCTGGGTGCTGCGGTGGAGTGGCTGATCGGGATAGCCGAGAAGTTGTGGCACTGGATCACCGGCAACTCACCAGGGCTCATCCCCGCGTTTCAGCAGCTCGGCCAGGTGGCTGGCCAGATCGCGGGCGCGATAGGCGGGGTGGTCGCGGCCGGGTTCGGTAAGGCCCTGTCTGCGGTCCAGGGGGCCACCAGCGGCATGGTGGACGCGGCACGCGGGGCCTGGTCCAAGATGACCAGCGAGGCCCAGTCGGCAGGCTCCAGCATGGTGGAAGGGCTCAAGGCCGGGCTGTCTGCCGCCAAGAGCATGGGCGGCTGGATCGGGTCCAACGTCACCGGCCCCGTGATGGGGTTCATCAAGTCCGGGTTCGGGGTGTTCAGCCCCTCCACCATGACCATCACCGTGGGGTCTGAGGTCGTGGCCGGGCTCAAGAAGGGCCTGGAGGCTGCCAAGCAGATGGGCGGCTGGCTCCAGGCCAACATGACCGGCCCCGTGCTCGACAAGATCAGGTCCGGGCTCGACGCCGCCGCCATGACCCCCATCGGCCAGCAGATGATAGGCGGGCTCCAGCAGGGCCTCCAGGCTGCCAGCCAGATGGGCGGCTGGCTCCAGTCCAACGTGGCCGGTCCCATCCTGGGCGGGCTCAAGTCCGCGTTCGGCATCGGCTCCCCGTCCCGGTACACCATGCCGTTCGGGGTGGGCCTGATGGAGGGGGTGGAGGTCGGCATGGCCAAGGCCGCTGACCACCTGGAGGTCCCCGCCGTCCCCGGCCTGGCCGCCCCGCTCGCTGGGGACCTCGGCGCGGCGGGCCTGGGAGCTGGCGGCGCGGGCGCGACCATCAACGTCTACCCCTCAGCCCAGATGGACGAGAAGCAGCTAGCCGCCCTGGTCAACCGTGAGCTGGCCTGGGCCACAGCCGGGGGTGTCGCCTGATGGCCAGATCGGTGAGCCTGCCCACCAGGGGCTACGACCGGGCGTTCACCTGGGAGTACGAGGCCCCCCCGCTGCCCCCTGGCCGGGAGCTGATGCCGGTGGTGTGGGACGACTTGTGGCTCAACACGGGCGACCAGGCCAACGGCCTGTGCCTGGTGGTGGAGGGCCTGACCGGGTGGCTGGACTCCCCGCCCCTGGAGGGCAACGACTCAGCCAGGGTCATCAGCGACGGCGCAGCCTGGGGGCCTAAGGTCCTGGGGCCGCGCATCATCACCATCAGGGGGGCAGCCACCGGCCCCCGTGAGCTGATGGGCAGGTTCCGTGACCAGCTCACCGCCAGGGCAGCCAGCCGGGAGCCCAAGACCCTGGCCGTGGGTGACTGGGACCTCCAGCGGGTCCTGACGGCTGAGGTCCGGGCCGGGTCTGACCAGTACCGGCACCGGCCCCTGGGCTCCACCGGGTTTAAGTACGAGGTCACCGTGACCGCCGCTGACCCCATCCTCTACGCGGGCACCTGGCAGACAGCCACCCTGACCAACTCCACCGAGGCCACCGGCCGCGACTACCCCAAGACCTACCCGTGGCACTACGCCGCGGGCTACCTCCCGAACGCGGCCATCCTGCGGAACGCGGGCAACTACGCCGCCCCGGTGTGGGCGCTCTATGAGGGGGCGCTAGAGCAGTCAGCCCTGACAGGAGGGCCTGACCAGATCATCCGCGTGTCCCGCGTCGATGACGGAATGGCCATCCTGGTGTCCACCGCGACCCTGACCGCTGAGGCTGAGGGCGGGGTCAGCAGGGCCAGCTACATCCTGCCGGGCAGCAGGCCGATGTGGGTTCAGCCTGACTCCACCGCCCGGTGGTTCCTGCGCTCGGCAGGGGCGGGCCAGGTCACCCTGGCCTGGAGGTCAGCGTGGGTCTGACCATCGACCAGCTAGCCCTGGACCCCCGCCAGCCCAATGTCCCGCTGCCGGGCAAGTGGACATTCTGGGCTGAGTCGATGGTGGGCAGCCAGGCCCTCGGCAACGTCGATGTGGGCGGGTTCTACTGCGTCAGGAGGCTGTCCGATTTCGGGTACGGCAACGTGACCCTGAACCTGCCGTGCGGGCTCAGCTCAGATGTCCTGGTCAACCTGTGGAGCTGGCGGCTGTGGGCCTACTACGCGGGCGAGCCCTATTTCTGCGGGGTGCCGACCGGGCTACAGGATGAGAACGGCTCAGAGCGGGTCACGTTCACCCTGACCGAGCTGCCCGGCTACCTCCGCAAGCGGCAGTTCGACACCTTCCCAGACCGGAAGTTCATCAACTGGGAGCAGACCGCCATAGCCCGCGAGCTGGCCCAGCCCGTTGAGGATGTCGGGGTCCAGATCATCACCCAGCCTGGCGTCCCGCCCGTGTTCCGAGACCGGACCTATGAGTACCTGGAGGGCGGCTCCAGGGGCCAGCTCCTCGTCAACCTGTCGGGGGTCCTCCAGGGGCCTGAGTGGCGCACCGAATACACCACCCTGAGCAACGGCCGGCCTCAGTGCTCGCTGCGGATCGCCTACCCCAGGGTGGGCTCAGATGACGCCGGGCTCGGCGTCTCGGTGCCAGGCGCGATCCTGGCCTACCGCTACCAGATGGACTCAGACCAGCTCCGCACGCGGACCTACGCCGTGGGGGACCTGCCCCACGCTGATGCCAACGGGAACCCGATCCCCGAGGGCACCCCGCGCCCGGTGGTGGTCCGCAACGTGAACATGCCGAGCCTGCCGCGCCTGGACGCCGTGGACGACTGGCCAGGCACCGTCAACATCAAGACCCTGGAGGACCGGGCCAACACCGGGGCCACCATCAACTCCATCCCGGCTCAGGAGGTCCAGGGCAGCCCGCCTGAGTCCTACCCGGCCCTGGGCACCTACGGGCCTGGAGACACCGTGACCGTGCGGGCGGTCACCCCCTTGATACCGGAGGGCATCGAGTTCGCGGCCAGGCTGACCCAGGTCGAGGTCAACGCCGCCACGGGCGTAGCCACCTGGCACGCCCAGTTCATCAGCCCGCCGCAGACCGCCCGGCTGTCCGTCAGCGGCACCCTGAACCGGCTGGCCACCGGAGCCCGGCAACTGTTCTACAGCGGCGGGCTGAGGCCCACCTAGAGGAGGTCTGACCCGATGACGACACCCCAGGGCAAACTGGCCTACGGCCAGCCTGAGAACTACGACGCGGCCGATGACAGGGCTGTGATCACGGCGGTCACTGGCGGCAGGATAGGGCTGGTCCGCCCCGTGTCCGTGGTCGCGGGGGCTGGCCTCCAGGTCCTCATCAGGGCTGGCTGGGTCGGCGTGGCCACCTGCGATGACCTCACCAGCGCGGTGGTGGGCTCCCGCCAGGATGAGGTCGTCACGGTCAACCCAGGCCCCGCCTCGGGCAGCCGCCAGGATGTCATCTGGTGTGACACCCTGCCCGATGAGGGCCGCTGGGAGCTGCGGACCCTGACCCTGGCCCAGGCAGCCGGGCGGTCAGGCATCCCCCTGGTGCGGGTCACAGCCGGGCAAAACGCCAACCTGGCCACCCAGATGGACCTGGTTCCGGTCGATGCGGCCATTGACAGGCGGCTCCTGTCGCACACCGCGATGGGCGCCAATTTCAACGACTACAACGCGACGAGCTGGGCGACAGCGGTAGGCCGGGGGGTGGAGTCCATCCCCTGCTGGATCGAGCCGGGCCAGTGGTACCGCATCAGCTATCACTGCTCGGCGGTGTCCCTGGTGGGCGGCACCAGGCCCCCGCTGGGCACCCAGCTTGAGGGCGTCATCGGCATCGGGGAGCGCAACGAGGGCCAGGCTGCTGCCCTGAGCCAGCTACGGCGCGGCGGGGTGTTCGCCTGGCCCTACTACACCGTCCCGAACGTCCTCCACCACGAGTACATCTTCCGCCACTCCATCGGCAGCGTCGGAATCTGGCGGGTGTTCGATGGCCGCGTCTGGAAGCACCCCACCACCCCAGGGTCCATCCGGCCCGGTGGCTACACCGACCTGGGGCCTCAGCTCCAGTGGCTCGACGTAGAGGACATCGGGAGCTGACATGACCTCGCCAACGCTGCTCCGCTGGGGCCAGTCAGGCAGGTATGCGGCCTGGGATGACAGGCAGGTCATCACCGCCCTGGCTGGCCGCGCTCACGGGGTGGTGACCCCCGTCGTGGTGACCCCAGGGGCAGGGCTCACCGCGACCGTGGACCCTGGCTGGCTGGCCATCGCTGACTGCGGGGACGGCACCCTGGCAGTCCTGGCCTCCCCGGTGGAGCTGGGGGTGGTGGTCCGTGAGGGCGAGGAGGACGACGCCCGCACGGACGAGCTGTGGGCGCTGGTCACTGACCCCGAGGCGGCTGAGTACGTGCTGATCGTGCAGCCCGAGGGCAGCCAGCAGGTCGGGGTGGTCCTGGCCACGGTGGAGGTCCCGGCAGGCGCGGCCTCGGCCGCAGACATGACGTTCGTGCCCAGGGCTCAGGACTTCCCGCCCGGTGAGCCTGGCCCGCCAGGTCCTCCAGGGCCTCAAGGTCTGCCTGGCCCCCAGGGGCCTGCTGGTGACCCTGGAGGCCCACCCGGACCCCAGGGCGACCCAGGGCCACCTGGCCAGGAGGGGCCAGCAGGTCCCGTAGGCCCGCCAGGCTACGGCGAGCAGGGGCCTGCTGGCCCCACTGGCGAGCGCGGGGACCAGGGGCCATCAGGCCCAGCCGGGCCGCAGGGTGACGCCGGTCCACGCGGTGAGGAGGGGCCAGCAGGCGCGGCAACCATCATCGTGGGGTCGTTCGGGCAGCAGCGCCAGCCTGGGGACCTGCCCCCGGACGGGCTCATTCCAACCGACTGGGACGGCCCAGGCCGACCGGCCCAGGACGTGACGGTAGAGCAGGGCTGGGCGCTCGTGTACGAGCCGGATGGGCGGCTGTGGGTCTACATGGGTCCATCCTGGCCTCAGGGCGAGTGGTTCAGCCCTGCCGTCGTCCAGGGGCCTCCTGGTGAGGCAGGCCCGGCAGGCATCCAAGGCCCCCAGGGTCCGCAAGGCCCCGAGGGGCCAGCAGGCCCGGTCAATGCCACGTTCCTGTCCGATAACCAGGCGTTCCCGCTGGCTGGCAACCAAGGCGCGGCGACTATGGTCACCCGCGCCTGGGTCATCCCTGCCGCCCAGCTCATCCCCGGTAGCTGGTTCGAGGTCCACACCGCTGGATTCGGGGGCTGGGGGCCGACCAATGACCAGCGGCTCCTGGTGGTCGGCCAGCGGTTCAATGCCTCGATGTCGCTCCGCTACATAGACCTGCGGCTGACCAATGCCGCGACGGGCACAGCCAACGTGCCGTTCGGGGTGGTGCTGCGCCAGTTCGTCCAGGTCTACACGCCAACCTCGGTGATGGTCTGGACCGAGGCCCTGATGTCACCCAGGCCCACTCACTCAGCCTGGACAGGCGGGAACATGGCGGCCGGTGCGGTCAGCAGCGTGGAGCCCGAAACGCTCATAGCCGGTAATGACCTCACCCTGGGCCTGACGGCGCGGTGGGCAGGTCAGACCGACAACTCCGCGCTGGTGACCTTCCAGGGCTCCAGGCTGTCCCGCTACATCGCCACCCCAGCGGCCGGGAGCCGCGCCTATGACGTGCTGACCAGGAGGCCAGCCGCGATCTGAGCAGGAGGACCCATGCCAATCCGAGGAGGGCGGCACCAGCGCCGCCTAGTCCGCAAGGGCGAGACCTACACAGGCGACACGGAGGACGTGGAGCTGGAGGGGGTGGAGCCCGACGCGGCCATAGTCCCCGAGTCCGAACAGGTCGGGGACCTGGAGCACGAGGGGGGGCCTGACGATGGCGGTAACTAGGGCCTGGTGGCCATCCCAGCACTACAACTCAGGGGGCCTGAACCGCCGCCTCATCGCGTTCCACACCACCGAGGGCTCCACCACGGCCGAATCGCTCCGCAACTGGCTGACCAATCCCAGCTCGAAGGTCAGCTATCACTTTGCGGTGGACATGTCGCACGGTGACAACTGGGCGGCTCAGTTCGTCCGCGACGGTGACCGCGCCTGGGCTCAGGCCAGTTACAACCCCCAGGCAATCTCCATCGCATTCTGCACCCCAGGCGGCGCGGCCTCGGGCTGGTCCAGGGACACCTGGCTGTCCAAGGGGGCCATGCTCACCGCAGCCGGGAGGCTGGCCGGGGAGCTGTCCCGCCAGTTCGGCATCCCCCGCACGGGGCTCAGCAGCAGCCAGGCCCAGGGCTCGTCCAAGGGGTTCTGTGAGCACAAGAATTTCGGGTCCGGTGGGGGCAACCACCACGACTGCGGCTCGGGGTTCCCGATGGACCGCATCCTGGCCATAGCTGGAGGAGCCCAGGGGCCGTCCACACCGGCCCCGCCCTCAGGTGGTGGCGGCAGCGCCCCGGCGTTCACCGCGAACCCCTACTTCGGCCAGGACCGCAACCAGCGCCATCCTGACGTGAGGACCTGGCAAAACAAGATGCGGAGCCGGGGCTGGACCATCGACGTGGACCAGATATTCGGCCCAGGCAGTGAGCGGGTCTGCCGCCAATTCCAGCAGGAGAAGCGCCTGACCGTGGACGGGAAGGTCGGCCCCCAGACCTGGGCAATGACCTGGAGCGCACCCGTCACCTAGAGTTCACCGCCTCGGCGTAGCGTCGAGGCCAAGACCCCCAATCGAAAGGATCACCGATGCTAGTCACCGGATACCAGCGGGTCACCATCTGGGTGCCCGACCTCGGGGAGCCAGGCACCCCAGACCAGGGGCTCCCCCCTGGCGAGCCCGGCTACCCAGGCCAGCCCCTCCCGCGCCCGCCCTGGGCACCGCGCCCGCCTGACAACTGGCTGCCCGAGGGCGGGCTACCAGGGCAGGGCCTCCCCGTCTACCCAGGTCAGGGCCTCCCCGGTTACCCCGGTCGGCCAGGCCACCCGCTCCCGATCCCGCCGCGGCCGGTCTACCCCGTGGTCGAGGACCCTGACGACCTGGGCGGCCACCCCGAGGTCCCTGACCTGGCCATGACCCGCCGCATCCTCATCACGGACGGGGCCGACCAGTTCACTGGCTACGTGCTGCTGGCTGAGCCCCCGCAGGTGGAGGACGACTACGAGCCGCGCCCGCCCAGCTATGGCCTGCCCGGAACCTGGGTCGCGGTGCTCTACGGCGCGGCGCTGGCCTGGGCCTGGGTCCGCACTCCTGGCACCAGGCCCGAGCCTGGCGAACCGGACACAGGCGGGCCTGGCTTCCCCGAGCGCGAGCCCAAGAGGTAGCCATGACCACCGTGCTGGCTGAGGCCGAGGCAGACACCGGGGCTCCGTTCGAGGTCCCGTTGTATGTCTACCGGGGCGACTCCCGCTCCTGGGGGTTCAGGCTGTGGGAGGACGACGAGAGGACCCAGCCCTACGACCTGAGCCAGGTCCAGTCAGCCAGGGCACAGATACGCCGCAGCCCTGATGACCGGGTGGCCGTGGAGCTGGTCTGTCAGATCACCCCGCCGAACTGGATATTCGTTCACCTGTCGGCCGGGCAGTCTCAGGGCTGCCCGTCCGGCCGGTGGGACCTCCAGCTCACCAGGCCCGTGAGCAGGGTCCAGACCATCATCAAGGGGCCTGTGACGGTGGAACCGGACGTGACCAGATGAGCGAAATAGACGTGACGGTCCCCCGCCAGCCTGGGGCCATCGACGTGTCGGCGGGGATGCCTGGCCCTGAGGGGCCACCAGGCCCGTCTGGTCCCCAGGGTCCTGACGGGCCACCGGGACCAGGAGGCCAGGCAACCATCATCGTGGGGACCTTCGGGGCTCAGCGCCAGCCCAACGAGCTGCCCCCGGATGGGTTCCTGCCTGCTGACTGGGACGGTCTGGGCCGCCCGGTGCGGGATACCCAGGTGGAGCTGGGCTGGTCCCTGATCTACGAGCCTGACGGCACGCTGTGGACGTTCGTGGGTGATGGCCTGCCAGCAGGCCAGCCCTGGATAACCCCCGGCATCCTCCAGGCCCCCCCAGGGCCTCCAGGGGCGCAGGGGCCACCAGGAGGGCCAGGAGCCCAGGGGCCAGCAGGCCCCCAGGGTGCCCGAGGCGAAATGGGGTTCCCAGGACCCCAGGGCCAGGAGGGCATCCCAGGCGGGCAGGGTGCCCGAGGCGAGATGGGGCCAGCAGGCCCCCAGGGTGCCCAGGGCCTCACCGGACAGACGGGGGTCCAGGGGCCTCCTGGGCAGGACGGCGCGGCAGCCATCATCGTGGGCCAGTTCGGGGTGTCCAAGCTCCCCACGGACCTGCCCCCGACTGGCTACCTGCCCGCCGACTGGGACCGGCCAGGGCAGCCCGCCTATCAGTGCCGGATCGGGGATGCGCTCCTGTTCCACCGCGAGGGCCACCCTGTCGATGGCACCCTGTACGGCTTCGTGTCGCAGGTCAATAACCCGCTGGGCTGGGTGGACATCGGGAGTATCCAGGGGCCGCAGGGTCCGCAGGGGGCACCAGGCCCCCAGGGCGTGCCAGGTGTGGACGGGCAGGCAGGCCCCGAGGGGGCAGCAGGACCAGCCGGGCCGGAAGGACCGCGCGGGACGCTGGGATTCCCAGGGCCGCAGGGCCAGCAGGGTGACCAGGGCGTGCCAGGACCCCAAGGCCCGCAGGGCAGCCAAGGCCCCCAGGGCATACCGGGCCAAGACGGGCAGGTCACCAGGGCTGAGCTGGAGATAGCCCCCCGCTACTGGTCGCTGTCACTCGGCCCTGGCTGGACAGACGGCAACGTGGCAGGCCCCCCTGAGCCCCCGCTGCGGTTCTACTACCACCGGGGGGTCTGCTGGATCAACGGCTATATCCAGTGGAACCTGGGCGGGCTGCCAGCCGCAGGCACGGTCATCGGGGCTATCCCGATCGGGTTCTACGCCCCGACCACCATTTGGCCCTGCCCCGCGATCCTGGTTGCCGGTGGCGGCGGGCGGGTGATAGCCCAGGTGATGATGGTTCAGGGCTACCAGCTCCAGGTGTACTCAGCCCCGTCCGACTTCCCAGGGGCGACCTCGTTGCAAGTCCTGTTCCTTGACTCGATCCGGTTCGTGCCGGTCAGCCTCCCGCCTGGTGTGCCCAGCTCGGACCAGGGCGGGCGGCTGGTGGCTGCCAGGGCTGACTGGACACCCCCGGCCAACTTCCCGATGCCTGGCTGATGGACCAGCGCCACCGCAAGCAGCTAGCTGACCTGGCCTGGCACGGGCTCCAGGTGTTCGTGGCCTCGCTGCTGGTGACCACAGCAGCAGGTGACTACCTCACCAGGCTGCGGACCCTGGAGTTCTGGCAGGACCTAGCCGGGTCCGCCGCCGTGGCGGTGCTCTCCCAGCTCCTCGCCTACGCGGCGCTGCGAATGTGCCCAGGGCAGGGCACAGGTAAGAATCCTGACACGCCGCCGTGACCCTGGGCCGCTACGGTGGGGGGGTCCAGCCCCGCCAGGCTGGACCCCGCTACGAAAGGACACTCGTATGACGCACATGACCAGGCGCGGGTTCCGCCGCGTCGGCCTGGCCGTCCTGGCTGCTGCCGCGCTGACAGCAGGGGGCACCGCCGCCGCCTCGGCCGCGACCACGGGAGGCAGCCCCCAGCCCAGCTCCTACGGGCAGCACCACCCCAAGCAGGTCCGCCACTGTGAGTTTGACTGGCTCTCGGGCATCACCCTGGACCAGGACAGCCAGGGCCAGGACCTCGGCTACGGGCAGGCCAGCCAGTCCCCCTACGGGCAGACCCAGGGCCATAAGCCGAAGGCCGAAAAGGTCGAGGCATTCCAGCTCGTCAAGGTCTGCGAGACCGGGGAGCACCTGACCGTGACCGACGTGGGCAAGCCCTACGTGGAGGAGACCGAGCAGCAGCAGGAGCCGCCCTATGTGGCCCCCAGCCCGGACGCCAGCCCCAGCCCCACGGCCTACACCACCCCCGTCTCCTGACGCCAGCTAGCCCGGCCAGCCCACGGGCGGCCGGGCTAGACTGACCCTGGTGTAATCAGCCGGTCGGGAGGCCCCCTGGGAGTCATCAGCTACCTGCTGTGACGCTCCCACCCAGGGGGCCTCCTGGCGTCTGGGGCTGTGCCAGGTGGTCTATCCGTTCATCTGCCGGAACCACTCAGCCCGAAACGGCCCGTTCTGGGCTGAGGTCTGGAGCCTGGCCCCCAGGTCACTGACGGCCTCGACCTCCTCCACGGTCTTGGTCGGGATGTAGTCCAGGGCCTCGATCAGGAGCCTGGTGTCCTCCAGGCTCAGCCTGGGCCTGATCACCTGCTCAGGCATCAGATCACCCCATCATCGTTGACAGCCCTGAGCCTGCCCCTGGAGCTGCTGGGGGCCTGCCTGGGGGCTGGGCTGACCCTGTGCTCCAGCTCCCACTCAGCCAGGGCCTCAGCCAGCAGGGGCACAGCCCCAGGCCCCAGGTTCACGATGGGCCTCGGGTCATGGCGCAGGTGGCCCTCTGGGTGCCAGTAGACACTCAGCAGGCCCTTGATGGATGAGTGGTCCTCCACCACATAGCGGCCTGGCGGGTTCACTGAGCCTGCCTTACCGCCCATCAGGTGTCTGCCTCCTCGATCAGGGCCAGCAGCGCGGTGGAGCTGCTGGCAGTCACGATCGGCCCGCCGCTGGTGCGCCTGGCCTTCCACACGGTTGGGCTGCCTGTGGTGGCCTCGAACCAGACAGCCCACCTGCCGGTCAGCAGCTCGTTGAGGCCCGCCGACTGGTCCAGGTCTGGGGCATGGGCGCAGGCTGCCAGGTAGGCCGCCGTCTCGGCGTGCAGCTCACGGGCCAGCCTCCCGAAACTGGTGTCATCCCGCCCAGGGTGGTAATGACCCGGCATCAGAACTGCTCGCCCCCTTCCCTGGGCTGGGGTGGCCCTGTCCAGGGGTCGATGATCTGGGGGGCTGCCTCCCATGCCTCCGGTGCCGGGCGCGGGTACTCGGGGAGCTGGTGGCCCTCGACCGCAGCCAGGATGTCCTGGCTGGAGACCGGCAATTTGTCCTTGACCTCCTGGGCCAGGTCCCCCAGCCAGTCCGCTGCGGCCCAGGCATCGAGCAGGCTGCCAGCCACCAGGTGCTCACGGAGGCCAGCAGCCATCCTGAGCGCCCGCTCAGCTATGGCCAGGAGGTCTCCTGGGGTAATGCCCTCCTGGTCAGCCCTCACCAGGGCAGCAGCCTGGGCCAGGGCCTCAGCCTCCAGCAGGGCGGCCACTGCCTCCTCCTGGTGCCCCCTGCCAGGGGCCTGGGGGACATGCCCAGACACCTGGGCCTGGCACACAGGGCAGGTGAGCGTGACCTCCAGGCGGGGCAGGGGGCCTGACTCGACCAGGGCCGCAACGTCCGAGTCGATCAGCCCGGCCAGCCGCGCGGCCTCCTGGCCATGATCCCAGCCAGGCTCCCGGCCTGGCTCCTGGCAGCCTCCTGGCCCCATCAGTTGGCCCCTGCCGCCGCGTGGGCCTGGCGGTCCAGCTCGGCCAGCTCGGCGGGGTCGGTAATCTCCTCGCGCCCGACCTCCAGGCTGGAGCAGTGCTGGCACCTGTAGCGGAACCGCCGCCCAGCCAGGGGCCTGCCATGCTCCACCGGCTTGAGCTGGGAACCGAGCGCCCACACCAGGTCGATGTTGTACGTCTCAAGGATTTCGGATGCCTCCACGGCCAGCTCAGGCCGCTGGTAGGCCGCGAACAGGCGGTGGTAGCGGTTCAGGGTGCCCACGCTCCTGCCCATCGACTCCGCGAGCTGGCGCATGGTGTAGGCATCCGAGTGGCTGTCGATGGTCTGCCCGAACCTCCAGGCAGCCCGAACGCTGTCATTGCCAGCCCTCACTAGCTGCTTATAGGCCAGGGTGAGGGACTGGACCGTGCCCGCGTCTACGGCGCGGCCCGCGCTGGTGGTGCGGCCTGCTGTGGTGTGGCCGTGGCGGTCGGTGGTGGTCATGCGAGATGGTTCCTTCCATCATGGGCGGTGTTGAGGGTGAGGCCGCCGTTGTCGTGGGCGGCGCGGTAGAAATCGAGCCCGACCAGCAGGGCAGCAGTCAGGCTGACCCCGTTGTCGTCGGCTAGCTGCTGATACCAGGCCAGCAGGTCTGTGCCCTTACGGAACCGCAGGGTGAGCTGAGGCCCGCCGCGCTGGGGCTGGGTGGTGGTGGTGGCACTAGTCATGGGCGGTCACTGGTGCCCGGAGGGGCCTGGTGCGGCCCTCGCGGGCACCGTTCACGAACCTGGCCAGGAGGCGGTCCCCCACCCAGACCTCATGCGGGCCTCCGAGCAGCGACAGGTTACAGGCGCGGGTGGTGGCATTGATGGCCCCCAGGCCCCCCTGGTCCCTGGGCCAGGTCTCTACCGGGTGGGGGTCGCCGTCCGCCATCACTGAGTAGCGGATCACTTCCCGAGGCTGGAGGGGTTCGTGGTGGACCTCAGTCCGATTCGGTACTAGCTGAGTCATGCGGTTGGACCTCCTGTGAGCTGGGACGATGTGGTGCAATGCACACCCTATAACCTGTGCAATGCACAGCACAACGTCTGTGTACCCCAGCACCCCGTGTGGTCAAGACCATACGGGGCGTTGGAATACACTGAGCCCTGAGCGTTGTTAGCCCAGCTAGCTGGGCTAACACAGGCCCAGTGACCAGGGAAGGAACCACCCCCCATGACTAGCAGCACCCTGACCCCAGCAGTGATCTACCTGCGGCTGTCAGACTTCCGAGACCAGGACGATGAGACCTTCGAGGCCCGCAAGGCTGAGCTGGTGGAGTTCGCCGCCAGCCTGGGCCTGCGGGTGGTCTGGGTCGCCATCGAGAACGACCTGAACGGGGACGGCAAGCCCAAGGGGGCCAGTGCCTATAAGACCCCACTCAGGGTCACCACCCCCAACGGGCTGGTGGAGTTCAGGACCAACCGGCCCGTGTGGCAGCAGGTCATCAGGGACTACCTCCTCACCGGCAGGGCCAAGGTCCTGGTGGTCAGTGATGACTCCAGGCTGGCCAGGAACGAGCGGGACGGCCTGGACCTGATCGACAACGTGAGGGTGGCCGGGGCCTCCGTGGTGGCCCCAGATGAGAACTGGGCAGCCAGGTGGATACTCCGCGACGGCGGCAGTGATGCTGAGCAGGAGGCCCTGAGGGACCGGATAGCCGATGCCCGCCGCTACAGTGCCAGCATCGCGGCCAAGGTCAAGATGGGCCGCCGCCGCTGGGCTGGCAGGTCCTACCAGGGGGGCCGCCGCCCGTTCGGCTACCAGGTTCAGGAGCACACAGCCCAGCACCAGCGGAACCTGGTCATTGATGAGGATGAGGCCCTGGAGCTGAGGCAGGCAGCATTTGACCTCCTCCACGGGGTCAGCCTGGCTGCTGTGGAGCGGGGCCTCATCGCCCGCGGCGTTGCCACCGTGACAGGTGGCCCCTGGTCCACCAGGACCATCAGGGACATGCTCCTCACGGCTGCTGTGGTGGGCCAGCAGGTCAGGGCTGGGGAGCGGGTGGACGCCCCCTGGGAGGCCATCATCAGCCAGCCTGACCAGGACCGGCTCAGGGACCTGCTGACTGACCCCAGCAGGAGGACTCACAACGGCGGGAATGAGCCCAGGTGGCTGGTGTCCTGCTTCGCCCAGTGCGGAATCTGCCAGGGCCAGCTCAAGGTGGGAGGGGCTGGCAAGGGCCGGTCTCCTGCCTATGTGGGCTCCACCTGTGGGCATGTCCGCCGCCAGGCCAAGGCTGTGGACGACCTGATCAGTGACCTGATCATCGCCAGGCTGGAGGAGCCCGACGCGGCCGACCTCCTCAAGCCGCCCCCTGCCCTCCTGGTCGATGGTGAGGCCCTGAGGGCTGAGCGGGCCACCCTGCGCCGCCAGCGCCAGGCCCTCCTGGCTGTGTTCGAGGGCGACAGCCAGGCCCAGGCTGAGATTGACCGCAAGGCTGCCAGGCTGTCTCAGATCGAGACCCAGCTCACCACCAGCAGCCAGCCTGACCCCCTGGAGGAGTTCAGGGGCCAGCCTGCCAGGACTGTCTGGGAGGGCCTGAGCATGGCCAGGCGGCGGGCTGTGGTCCAGCTCCTCCTGGCTCAGGTGGTCATCCTCAGGGCTGAGCGGAAGGGCTCAGCATTTGACCCTGAGACCATCCGGGTTCGCTGGGTCGAGGAGGCCCTGGCCGCGTAGGCTCCTGAGCTGGCACCAGGCCACAGGCAACCCCCACGGGGGCCTGTGGCCTGGTGTGCGTTCAGGGGGGGCCTTGACAGAACCAGACACTAGGTGTCGAATGGGCCGAGAAGTCCACAGAGTCTCCACACGGACTCCACACAATCTCCACAGGCACAGGAGCGCACAGGCGGCGTGACGATAAAAACAGCCTGACGGCGGAGGAGCGCCCTGCTGGCGGCGCGATGACATAAGTGGCCTGATGCACAGGAGCGCGCCCGGTAGCGCAGCGATTATTGCCGGGGAGCCGCGCTGGCTGTGCTGCCTGTTCGTCTCCAGTTGGCGCGGTGCTGGTCACCCCCCCACCGGCCCGTGCCAACTGGAGGCCCCCCTTGACCGCGACCACCGCGCCCCAGCCATCCGGGCGCTTGTACGACCACGCCAAGCTGCTGGCCTGGCGGGTGGAGGCTGACCTCACCCGTGAGCAGGTCTGCGTGGCAGTCGGCATCTCGTTTCCCTGGCTGTCTGCCCTGGAGCGCGGCGAGGGCCGCGCCCCGAGCCTGGCAGTCCTGACCCGCCTGGCCCAGTTGTACGGCCACGAGCCGGGCGAGCTGCTGGCTGGGGTGCCTCAGCAATGACCAGCCCAGAGGACCGGACACAAACGTCCAGGCAGCGGCAGGAGCAGGCCAGGGCTGACTGGCTCAGGCGCACCCTGGAGCGCTCCCGACGCCCCATGTCTCCCGAGACCCGCCGTAAGCTCGCTGCCCTCCTGGCCCCATTCGGTGACCAGGGCCACCGCCCGCCACGGTCTGTTGACAATTCAGACACCGGGGGTTCACGGAATGATCATCGCGGGGTTAAGGTGGGCCGCATAGTGCCTGGTGGCTGGCCTGGGAGCGGCACAGTGCGAGGCGACGGGGTATGACCGTCAAACGCCGCAAGTACGGCACCGGACACGCTTATTACGTCGATGAGGTCAAGGTCCCTGGTGTCACCACCATCATCGGGGACACCACGCCCAAGGACGGGCTGACCGACTGGGCGGCCAGGTCCGCCGCGGACTACTGCATCGACAACTGGGACGAGCTGCTGGCCATGCGCCCGTCCGAGCGCCATAAGGCCCTCCACTTCGCATACCGCCAGGACCGTGATAAGGCCGGTCGGCGCGGGACCGAGGTCCACCGGATAGCTGAGCACCTGGTGGCGTTCGAGGAGGTCGCCAAGCCCGAGGAGCTGGCAGGCCACATCGACAGCTACGTCGCGTTCCTCGACGCGATGAACCCGGAGCCCGTGGCTGTGGAGCTGGTGGTGGTCAACCGGACCCTGCGCTACTGCGGGACGGCTGACCTGGTGTGCGACCTGGGGGAGGTCATGGCTGAGGAGGTCATCCCCCCAGGCCGGTGGCTGCTGGACCTCAAGACAGCCCGCTCGGGCATCTTCGGGGAGACAGCCCTCCAGGTCTGCGGCTACGCCCGTGCTGAGGCGTACCTGGACCCCGAGACCGGGGAGGAGCGCGATATGGCCGACCTCAAGATCGAGCACTGCGGGGCGGTCCATATCACCGCTGACGGGTGGGAGTTGCACCCCCTGGACACGGGGGAGGCCACCTGGGAGCACTTCCGGCACCTGCGCTGGATCTATGACCGTCTGCCCGAGATGAGGGCCACTGTCGGCCCTGCCGTGGCCGTGCCCATCCCCGCCTAACTAGTTAGGCGGCGGGCCAGCCGCCCAGCCAGCCCGCCGCCGACCACCACAACCCGCCGCCAGCTCGGGGCTGCGACACCAGCCCCCGGCCAGTCCCCCAGAGGAGGACCGCTGTGTATCCGATGGTAGCCGACCTGAGCCCAGCCAGGTGAGCCCCGCGAGGGCGCGAGACAGCGCCGCCGTCAGCCTCCGTGGATGGGCGCTGGAGGCCGAAGCAGCAGCAGGCATCGCCCGAGCCCTGGCCCCTACCCCCTTCGTCCCAGACAGCCTCCGCAGGTGGCTGAACCCCCAGGAGCGTGACCCGGCCAAGCGGCAGCTCGATATGGAGGGCACGGTGGCCACCGTGACCGCCGTGCTGCTGGCCGGTCAAGAGCTGGAGTTCGGCCCGATGGCCAGCCTGCGGGCCATCACCATCATCAAGGGCACCGTGGCGCTGTACGCCGTAGCCTGCCGGGCCATCCTCCAGCGCAACGGGCACGACATCGTGGTCAAGGAATCCACCGACCACCGCGCCATAGTGGACGCCCGCCGAGCTGGGACGGACCAGTGGCAGCGGGTGACGTGGGACCTGGACCGGGCCAAGGTGGCAGGGCTCTACCCAGGCCACCAGGAGGGCAACTGGCGCAAGCAGCCCAAGGCCATGCTGGTGGCGAGGGCCACCGCCGAGGCATCGCGGTGGGTGGCCTCAGACGCCATGCTGGGCCTGCCCATGATCGTGGAGGAGGTCGAGGACGCCGAGCGCGGGGAGCTGCTGGCGTTGCCCCCCGGCCAGGCCGACGCCAACGGGGCGGACCCCGGCCAGCAGGCCCCAGAGGAGCCCAAGCGCACGGCTGCCCGGCGTCCCCGCCGCCCTGCTGCTGCCAGCCTCCCCCCTCCTCCACCGGACACCACCGAGCCACCAGCGCCGCCGCCTGCCCCCTCAGACGTGCCCCCGCCTGAGGGGCCGATGATCAGCAAACCCCAGCGGAACCGGCTCTATGCGGGGCTGCGTGACATCGGCATAGGTGCCCGTGAGAACCGGGAGGAGGCCCTGGCCCTCCTGGGGGCCTGGATAGGCCGAGCTGTGGAGTCCACCAACGACCTGACCGACGCGGAGGCCCACACCGTGCTGGACCGGCTGGCTGCCCTGCGGACCCTGGGGGCCAGGTCCCCAGACGACGAGAACCCCGACCCAGGCCCCGAGGAGGACCCAGCCCGTGATGATGACGGATGACGAGCTGCACGAGCTGAGCGACAAGTGGGAGCGGTGGGCCAGGTACGAGGACCCGTCAGCGTTCACCCCAGATGACGCTGAGGTCCTGCTCGGGGAGGTCCGAGAGCTGCGGGTCCAGCAGGTCCGCCTAGTGGCCCTGGTGAGGCAGGCCAGGGACCGGCTGACCGAGGTCAACGGCCATTACCGGGAGCTGATCGCCCTGCCTGGGGTCAAGGACCTGGCCCTGGCCCACCTGGCAGACCAGCACCGCCACCGGCAGGACGTGGACCCCGGCCAGCTCCCCGGCCAGCTAGCCCTGGACCTGGAGCATGACCCAGACCAGCTCAGCCTGGCCCTGGGCGGTGAGTATGACGGCACGCTGGCCCTCGCCGCCCAGGATGAGGCCCAGGAGGACCCGCCGTGAACGATCCCGAGTTCGAGGCCAGGCTCAGGCGCGAGCTGCACGACGCGGCCGAGCAGGTGGAGCCCCAGCGCACCCTGGCTGACCTGCGCCGCCGCATCAAGATATGGCGCCTATTCCACCGCCACCCCAGGCGGCTGAGGCACGCTGCCAGGTCCACCCCGGACCCGCCGACTGAGACCATGCCGCGCACGTCGCTTGTGTGGAGGGCTGGGCCGGTCCCGGTGTCCACCGATGTCTCAAGTTGTCAACCTGTGCCCCGCTGCGTCTGCGGACGGCCCAGCGAGCCCAGGTGGCCCTGGTGCTGCTGGGTGTGCCGCGCCGCGACCGATGGCGGGTGGAGCCTCGGCCCCTGGCGGCCTGGGCTCCACTGGACTGCTGCCCACACCTGGGCCTGTGAGCAGCGCCGCCAGCGTCATGCCGCCGTTGCCTGGAGGAGGACCGATGACCCACCTATGCCCCACCACGCGATGCCCACGCGAGGTCCCCGACCACCTGCTGATGTGCGGGATTCACTGGCGCTTGGTCCCCCGACCCCTCCAGCGGGCGGTCTACTCGGCGTATCAAGGCCCCGAGTCGATAGGCACCCCCGCCCTGGTCCAGGCCCAGCGGGCAGCTATCCAGGCGGTCAACTCCCAGATAGCCGGGGCGGTCTGATGCCCTCCTGCACGGAGGCAGGGTGCCCCAGGCTGCCCGCCGCCGCCACCGCGTGCCACTGCCACGTCTGCCACCAGACGTTCGGCACCCTGACCCTGTTCGACTCTCACCAGGTCTGGGAGGCGGGCTGGGCGGCGCTGTCGTGTCGGCGGCCTCTCAGCCTCGGGCTGGTGCTGGACCATAACGGGACCTGGCAGACCCCGCAGGGCCTCCAGCGCCGCCAGCAGGACCGGCTGAGGCTAGTTGCGCGGGGGCGGCACAGATGACCACCTGCCAGGGTCCAGGCTGCGGCCGGGAGCTGCCCCCCAGACGCCGGCGTTTCTGCTCGGACCTGTGCCGGGTCAGGGGCCACCGGGCCGAGCGCTCCAGGGACTCGGGGGAGTGGTCCAGGGGCCTGCTGCGGCAGGTCCGCGCAGTCGGACGGCGAGCCGCGGCCGATCCTGTGGAGTTCGCCGTCCTGTGGCAGGTCCGAGCTGAGGCGGACACCGCATGCACCATAGCCCTGGACGGGCTCAGGTCCAGGGGCGTGTCCTGGGCTGAGCTGGCCTCAGTCGCCCAGGTCTCCAGGCAGGCGATCCAGCAGTGGCGCAGCCGCCGCCCAGCCCAGCCTGACAGCAACGAACCGTTGACAACCGGAAGGACCTCGCATGGCTGATGTCAAGGGCACCGCCCTACTACCCAAGGGGGACAAAAACGGGCTGTCCGCCATCGCGGACGAACTGCTCAAGGAACCGCTACGGCTGAGGGCTGCCCTGGTGGTGTTCGACTGCAAGCGCGGCGTGGAGGACTACGACCTGTCAGACACGGTGGTCACGGTGCGGGTCCGCCGTGTGGAGCTGGTCCTGGCTCAGGACCTCGGCGCGGTCGAGCAGATGATCAGGCGAGCCCTGGAGTTCAGGTCGGGCCAGCCCACCCTGGAGCTGGAGCTGGAGGACGAAATCCGCAAGGCATTCGAGGCCATGAAAGACCCCGAGAGCGTGGAGGACCCAGACGAGCCGGGTAAGGGGGGCAAGGACGGGGGGCCAGCCCAGTGACCGCCCAGGAGGAGGCCAGGCTCACCCCCCTGGAGATGGCGCTCAATCTCGCGGCCCAGGTCCAGGTCTACGCCGAGGCCCTGAACCATCCCGACCCTGACCGCCGCCTCCAGGCCACCATCAACCAGGCGGGTGAGCGTGCCCACCAGGGGGCTCAGCTCGCCGCCCACCTGGCCATCGTGTCGATAGCCCAGGACCTCCACCGCGTCGTGGGCATTATGACCGGCAATGTGCCGTGGCCCCCCGAGGAGGACGGCGCGGTGGCTGATGCCAGGAGGACCCGCGAGCATATGGCCTCCTGGGGCAGGGGCGAGACCACCCACCCAGGCGAGGAGCCGTGAGCGGCTACATGGTGGCTGTGGCCCCGTGTTTCATGTGCGGGGTGCCGTTCAGCTTCCACCCTGACCTGGTGACCTCGGTCCCGATCGACCCTGTGACCGGCCTGACCCCAGACCTGGGCGGCGACCCAGAGCGGGCATACCGGCAGCCCCTCTGCCCGGCCTGTTGCAAGCTCGCCAATGTCGAGCGCCGCAAGCGGGGGCTGGAGCTGCTGGACGAACGGGACTCACTGGACCGGCTAGAGGACACCTGGTGAGGCTGACCCTGTGAGCTGCTGCCCGGTGTGTGGAGCTGAGGGCCAGCCGGTCCTGGCTGACTGGTGCTCAGGCGCGGGCGGGGCCGGTTTCGGCTACGGCCTGGCCGGGTTCCACGTCGTGGGCCATGACCTGCTGCCCCAGCCCCGCTATCCGGGCTGCTTCGTCCAGGGGGACGTGATGGCAGCCTCCACCGAGGGGTTTGACGCCTTCCACGCCTCACCGCCATGCACCGACCACCGCCGCAACGCGCCCCAGCTCCACGGCACGGGCTGGCTCCTCGACGCGATCCGCCAGCGCTTCCAGGCCACCGGGAGGCCCTGGGTGATCGAGAACGTGCCAGGGGCTCCGCTGAGAGCGGATTACCGGCTGTGCGGGTGCATGTACGGCCTGACCGATGGCGAATGGATGATCCAGCGCGAACGGTGGTTTGAGACCTCCTGGGGCGGGTTCGCGCTGCGCCCCTCCTGCGTCCACGACCGGCCCGCCGTGGTGGTGATCCGCCAGGGGGCGTTTCGGATGACCGCCAGGCCCCAGCACGGGCGGCGCTACATCCCCCTGGCCGTCGCGGGGCGGCTGATGGGCATTGACTGGATGACCAAGCACGAGCTGGGAGACGCGGTGCCCCCTGCCTACACCGCCGACATCGGGGAGGACCTGATGGCCCACCTGAGGAGCCTGGAGGAGGCATCGTGACCGCCGACCCGCACAGCCTGGGATTCCGGGGCCTCATCGACGCGGGGATGACCCCCGCCGATGCGTGGCAGGCCATCCACGACGACCTGACGGCCGAACCCGCCGCGGTCGCCATCCTCCGCGACCTGGACAGCACCCCCGAGGGCCAGGAGGCCCTGGCCTGGTCCCGCCAGCAATGGGCAGCCTACGGCCTGCCCCCGCCCTGGGAGGAGCGATCGTGAGACGGTGCAAATGCGGCCACCCGCGCCGCCGTCATGCTGGCTGGCACCAGCGCGGCCGGTGCCTGATCTGCGGCCTGGACCGCTGCCTGGAGTACCGCTGGCGGTGGTGGCTGTGAGCGGAGCCGTGATGGTCTGCGCGGGCGGGCCTCCAGGTGCCCCCATCGGTGCCTACCTGCTCAGCTACGACCCTGAGGCGTTCGGCGGGCGCGGCTGGTCTGACTGGACCTCAGACCGGGCTCAGGCCCTCCGGTTCGAGGACTACAGCGCCGCCCTGGCCTACTGGCAGCAGGTCCCCAGGACCAGGCCGCGCAGACCGGACGGCCAGCCCAACCGGCCCCTGTGCGCGTTCACGGTCAGCCTGGAGCCAGGGTGAGCCGGGCCAAGGGCCTGGAGGCCCCCTCCTGGGTGGCCCGCTACCTGAGGGCCTGGTTCCCCGAGGCGGTCAAGACCCCTAACTCACTGAGGGGCCGGGACATCGAGAACACGCCCGGCATCGCGTTCGAGGTCAAGACCAGCCCCCACTGGCGGCATAAGGCCATCGACCAGGCGGCGGGCTACGCGGACGGGCGCGGGGAGCTGGCCCTGGTCGTCTACCTGCCCCCAGGGCTGGGGGAGGCACAGGTGGCCAACGCCCTGGTGGTCCTGCCCCTGTGGGCGGTCATGCCCCTGGCTGTCGCTGCTGGATTCGCTCCTGAGCCCAGGCCCCGCCCCGTGGGGGACCTCAGCCACGGAGCTGGCCAGTCTAGCCCCGGCCACCGACAGGAGGAGTGATGCCCCACACCGACGAGACGTTTTACAAGATGGCGGTGGCCTGGACCGAGGACCCCAAGGTGTTGGCCCTGGCCCGGTTCGGCCCCGTGGACGCCATCCTGGCCCGCGACCTGTTCAGCCAGATGATCGGCTACTCCAGGCGCAACCTCACCGATGGGTGGGTGCCTGCCGAGGAGCTGGGGCGGCTGATGTACCCGCTGCCGGTGGACGATGCCGAGCGGCTGGCGGCTCACCTGGCTGACCGTGGAGCCTACGGGCCGCTGTGCTCCCCGCATGCCCTGAGCAATGGCCAGGGGATGCCCGCCGCATCGCTGGAGGATGCCAACGGCATGCTGTCCGCATCCTCTGGGGATGCGGCGGGCATCAGGGGTTATCAGGTCCTCAACTATGCGAAATGGAACGACACCAGGGCAGACGTGCAGGTCAGGACGGAACGGAGCCGCAAGGCAGCCCTGCGCCGCTGGGACCAGCCCGGTGCCCCGAGCATCCGGGGGGCATCCGAGCCGCATCAAAAAGCGATGCCCACCGATGCAGAGCAAGAGCAAGAGAGAGATTCCCCCCTACCCCCCGCACGCGAGCATGCGGCCCGCACGGGCCAAGGCTGGACACCCAGCAGGGTCCTAGACCGCCCGCCACGCCGAGGAGGCCCCCGCACCACCCATGACAACGTGGCCCAGGTCCAGGCCGAGGCCCACCGCCCTGGAGGCCCTACCGGGGATGTCCACGGCTGGGCAGCCAAGGCCCGAGCAGGCATCACCAGCCCTGAGGACCCTGCCACCGGACCCGCCCAGGACCCCCTACCCGAGCACGACCCACCGGAGCCTGCCCCCCAGCAGCCACCACCACCCGAGCCTGACCCTGAACCCGTCACCGCGCCCGAGGAGCCCGCAGAGGACGAGATTCCGTTCTGACCCAGCACCACCCGAGGGGACCACCGCCCATGACAACTCCACAGCCCCGCCGCCGCCCCCCAGACTCCCGCCTACGCCTGCGCCTGTGGATCGACGGCGCTCTCATAGACGAAGCCTGGATCGACTCACTGGACCCCCGAGCCCAGGACCTCACCGCCACCGTCTCAGAGGTCCACTCCCACCTAGCCGAGCTGGCAGACGCCCACGGGGTGCCCTGGCTCACCGAGGTCTACGACCCCGAGGCCCCAGAGGACCAGGCATACATCCGCGTCGGGACCGATAAGGACGGGATGGTCCAGCCTGTCGTGGGCACCATCACCAGGCTGCTGGCCGACATCGACACCCGCATAGACGGCTGTGGCTGAGGTCACCCTGACCGAGCTGGAGCACCGGCTATCACCCGACGACGCCCGCCGCGCTCGGGTCGCAGCCCTGGCCCGCGTCGGACAGAACATGGTCACCGGCCGCGCACCTGCCTACGGCGCGAAGCGCTCCATCGGGCTGGACATCGACGGGACACGGGCCGAGCTGGCATTCGCCCGGATGCTCGGCGTTCCCCTGGACCAGTGGGCTGCCTACACCAGCGGCGCACTGGACGCCATCGGGTCTGACGTGGCCGGGTGGCAGGTCCGCTCTACCCGCCACCGGCACGGCCACCTGATCATCCACCCGCGAGATGACCGCGCCGCCCGGTTCGCGCTGATCGTGACCAACGGCGTGGTCTACCGGGCAGCCGGGTGGATCGTGGCCGGGGACGCGCACCGCCCGGAATGGTGGCAGCAGCTCAACGCCGCCCAGGCTGCTGCCTGGTGCGTGCCGCAGGCTGCCCTCAGGCCGTTCGGGTGAGGGCCAGGCGTACCGTGGGCCTGTGCCCACCCGCGCCCCGCTCGGCTGCCCCTCGCCGCGGTGCCCCAACCGCCAGCCCTGCCCCGACCACCCAGCCTCCTGGGCACAGGGCCAGCGCGGCAGGCGGATGCCACCAGGCTGGACCGCCACCGCCGCCCGCATCCTCAGGCGTGATCCTGTCTGCGGCCTGTGCTGGGCTGCCCCCTCGGCTGAGGTCCACCACCTGAGCCCTGGCCTGGAGGATGACGCCTGGCTCCTCGGCGTCTGCTCACCCTGCCACCTTCGGGAGTCCCTGGCCCAGGCAGCCCTGGCCCGCCTCCTGGCCCAGCCCTGAGCCCTGACCCTGGCCTCCTGGCCCTGGCCCTCCTGGGTGCCCTGGACCTCCTGGCCCTCCCCCCGCTCCTGGCCCCCCCTCCCGCTCCTCGCCCTGCCCTCCTGCCCTGGCCCTGGGCCTGCCCTCCTGGCCTGGGCCTGGAGCTGGGCTGGCCCGCCCTATCGGTCAGGTGTACGACCAGTTAGCACGGGTGTTCCCATGCCTCCCCGCTCCTGCCCTGGCTCCAGCCCTATCGGACACCTGTTCGCCTGCCCTGACCAGCGGAGACGTGGGCCATTCGACTGGTCGGCCAGGCCGGGCGGCTCATCGGTCACCTGTTCGCCACCACTGACCAGCGGTTACAGGGCAGCACCGAATAGGGGCTCTGACCAGCGGCAACGAGGGGCCAGCGGCAGGGCTCTGAGCAGCGGGGATGCGCCCGTTCTAAACAGGGGCGTGACCAGCGGCGGGGCGAACGATCGGGGGTGCGTTCCAATCGCCGCGCTGACCAGCGGCAACGGGGTGGGGGGTGACCCCGACCGCCTCCCGTCGCGGCGGGGCGTTACCCGTCCCCCCGTGCGCCCGGCCGGGTTTTCCGGCTTTTGTCGGAAAACCGCTGGTCACCGGCCTTTTTCGG